CGTGGTCGGCGTGGTTGAGCTTGGGGTTGAAGTTGAGATTGTGGACGTGGAAGTGGTTGTACACCAGTTAACCGTGGTCTCATTTCCTACCATCGAGGAGTCGGAGTCCGAGCTCCACTCACACCCAGTACCACTCCAATTGTACATAATACCAGAAACAGAGCTAGAGTCACAGTTAAACTTGAAGTTTACTAGATTAACATCTACATTACTTCCTGCGGTGGCTCTTACACACATCCCTCCCGTGGTACCTTGTTTATGATTGGCGTCAGAGGACGGCAATGCGTTAGTTCTAGTTTCTAAGTGAAGGTTAGTTCCTAAGGCTTCGTCCGAAATTTTAGAAAAATCAGTAAATCCATTTGGAGAAAATCTTAAAAATCCTGCAGAGGTGTCTCTATTAAAAGATGTTCCTATTCCTAAAGAAGAAGAGCCATAAGCATCAACTGTTGAAGAGGGTTCAGTGGCGGAGCCTCCCAGTCCAAACGCTTCAAAGGAAGACGTTTTGTTAGTAACAACGCAGGAGCGAAGTGCGTGTAAATCAACCTGGGTGTGGTTAGCGGAAGAATCTAGGTTAAACTTGGCGGTTGTTGGGGAGATGAAATAATCTCCTTCATATGCAGGACATACAGAAACCTTGGAATTATCTTCTGATAAAAGAGCTACCCCATATCTAGAAATCTTAGTGGGACCGGTAATCTCCACTTTGGAATTATCCGTACTAGCGACGGCGGCACTTCTCCACAAACCTTCCAGTATGTCAGAGGTATAAGCCCCTGTATTTTCAGTAGTTATAACACTTCTAGATTTAGCAGAGCCTCGTAAAATAAGTTTAGAGTTTCCATTTGCTAAAGCGCACCTACCTTTGGAGTACTCATTATTACCTCCATTCGCTATAAAGCCTAAATTAGTTATTTCTGCGAAGGAGTTATTTGTTATCGTGATTGCGGGAAGAGGGTACCCAGCGACTCCATTATTGCACCCGTGGTTTGTCATTAACCATCTCGTGTCAGAAGTAGCCCCACCTGCTCCACCCCACTCCTCTAAATCAGAAAGGGAGGAAAAGTCCGCAGGCGCCACTCTAGAGTTGTTACTCGCATACACATTTATTTTATTATTGGAGCAATGATATGCTACTTTAGGGGTAGTGCAGTCAGCCGCTGCGGTCGCGCTAACCGTCCCTGCAGAATTTAAGAATGCATTATTTTTACCATATAAAAGTTTAGAATTATTTAATTCAAACCCTGCGCCTTGGTTATCTTCAACACTAAACTGAGAAGCTGTAATAAAAGAATCTTCTGCTACAATTGATTCTATATTAGAAAATATATCTAATCTTCCATCATAATCTAAGGTTGATTTGTGCAGACTATAAGCTTTATCATTTTGATAGGTTTGAAGTAGAGAGGTTATATGGTCATCATCTCCAGCATTTTTAGGGAAAGCCCCAGAGCTAGTACTTAAAATACCTCCCTCTACTATAGAGTTATTGGCTTTAATAGCCGTACCACACTTGGTAATCACCCTCAAATTCTTACCAGAATTAACAGCGGTTATATTATCCCAGTATAAGTTTGAATTGTTTAAATTTACTCCCGTGCCGTTGGCTCCTCTAGTTTGGTTAGAAAGAGCGAAGATTCTGGCGATTACAAGGGAGTTAGCCACATTGACCGTGGAGTCCTTTGCATAGATACCGTTCACGCGACTTCTAAAAATAGCGCAATCTTCTAAAAGAATACTAGAATCTAAAACATCTAAACCTGTATCGCAATAATGGTTTGTAAAATTAGGGGTTCCTAAATGGTCAGCTCCAGAAGCTGAATCTATTAGAATATTCTTTAGTTTAATTTTGTTACAGTTACTAATGGAAATATTACTAAAATAAGAACCATAGGCAAGCATGGATACTTTCTCTGTTGTTGTAGGAGCACGTCTAACAGCCTGAAGTAAAGAAGTCCCGGACCCGTCTAATGTTTTAGGGTTCGGGTCTGCGGATACTGTAACATCAAATGTGTTGTCGTATCCCGTGGCTTTAACGGTATTACTAGCACCGGAGAAATCTCCCATAGTACCATCAAATACTGTAATGTCTAAATTATTAGCCTCGTTCTGAGAATCGGGAACCGTTTGTGAGAATACTCTTGCGTTGTTTTTCCAGCTTGTGGCGTTCCAGGTAGCAACACTATTCCTTTGAGATGTAACAGAGCTAACAGAGCTTATTAAATCTATAGCACTAACATAACTGTAGGAAGAGACTGCTGACGGACCCAGCCCAGTTTGGGAAGTTACCGAAGAAGCTGCGGCTGATAAGTCTTTCGCAGAGTTTATATTTTCTATTTGAAGAAGTCCTTCTCCTTGGCATACAATACCTGCAATATCTAACGAACCAAGATTCCCGTAATCCGCTAACTGAATTAGGACAGGAAAATTTAATACTTTAGGAACTGCATTAACAGCATCTTGGGCTGTTGGATAAAATCCAGCTGACGCCATAGCAGTGGAAACAGAAGAAGATACTGTTAAAGTTACTGCGGAGAGGTCGTCAGCGTAGCCGCCTCTAAGAAGCTCTAATCTATGAGTCCTCTCTTTAAGGTCTTGAAGAGGAAGATTATCTTGTTCCCAGTTATAGAATGAGCTGGCGTCGTACTGATGCACAGTGGGAAACGTGGTTTGCAGAATATCTGCACCACCTGAAGTATCGTAGTAATTGTAGCCAGCCATTAGAATTCAATCGTCCATCTAAACAATAACGCGAAAGCGTCTGTCTTATTTATATCTCCAAACCATCGGTACGCACATAATGCTGATGTTTCTGTTCCGCTATCCCTAGGGTTTTTACTAAAAAGACCTATCTCGTTAAGAGTATTGCCATTACAGGAATCATTTCCCACAAAGATTTGATATAACACACGCGTAGGGCTAATTTTTTTGATATGGGAAAATGGTATAATTCCATATGCTTCAGTTACTCCTGCAGCGGTATTGTTATTTATAGAAGACATGTCAATATGTCTATCGTGCTCGGAAAGCATAAAATTAGGAGTTCCATATTCATCCGCGATAAGCACACCACTCAAGCTTTCAGTTCCAGATACTTGGAGACCGCTAAAGCCTGACACGCCTATTTGAAAGTACTGTATTTGATAATTGTTAACGTTTTCGCTTCCGGAAGAATTAAATAAATGGGCTAACGTGTACCCCATACCTCTGGTGATAACGTTATCTTCCGAGTAGTGAAGTTCCGCCGACTCATCTGGGAATACTTTCCATACCTCCAAATGTCCTTTCATATCTTCTAATGCACTTTTACTCATTTATAAAAACCTCAATAGCCATTTAATTCTTATTCCTGTATCACTTCCATTAAGTCGTAACCCGCCTATATTAAATACTTTTTTCGCAGCTAACCTAAAGACAGGGTTATTCTTAACTTCAGTAATATTATATAGACCTGTTATAGAATCCCCTAAGTCTTTCAATTTTTTATATGTTGCTGAATGGTCTAGAACCCACATTCCAGCCGAACCTATACCCCCCTTAACATTCATAAGATAATTTACTTCGCCGCTACTTACGGATAATGTGTATAAGAGACCTGAATTATCGGTGGTAACCGCTTTCTTGGTGAACCCCATCCAATCCTTGGTAATGCCCGAACTTTCATAAATATATCCTTCACTATTAACGGCAGAGTATGTATTAAATCCTGTAGTATAAGTTGTGGAGCTTACTGTTATACCGGATACGGGCACGTAAGAGCCTGCCATGACAAGCTGTTCTACCGTATTAGTTGCACTTAATCCCGACCAAGCAAACTCTGCTTGGTAATTGGGGAAGTGTCCAAATTCAGAATGAGGCTCTAAAGGGTACGGGTTTTGAAGTGTCTTATCTACAGGGTTCGGAAATTCAGGATAGCCTGACAGACTTTTATCAGACTCTTTGTAAAATCTAATATTTGTTATAGCGAATGGATTACGGTACATCCCCCCAAGACTCTCCCACTCTGCGCGCGAATAAATTGTCCATTTCAGTTTTGTCTTTTCAGAAAATAGACTATATGCTAATGATACAGCCGGAGATTTTACAGTTTTAAAATTTCCTGAAGTTGCAGCATCAAAACCTCTTCTTGCTTGAGTAAAGTTATATTGAAAGTCTCCAGTCATTATTTGAGACTCTGCGTCGTGAACTCTTTCCCAAACTGAATCAGTGTAATTATAAGAATAAACCTCCCCAGGGGACACCTCAGCCATTACAGCGCCATACATAAAACTAGAAGCGCCAGCGTAAGTTCCACTGCTAACCTCATCAACTGAATTATATTCAAACACTGCTCTCACAGTATCTCCTTGCGACATGTTTAAAGTTGATAAACAATGAGTGTACTCTAGTTTAGTTTTTTGCCCAAACTCATCATTGGAGGCGAATGCGTTCAAGGGGCTATAATTATAGCCTACTGCTCCGGATAGAGAGAAGCTGGAAGTGTTAAAAGGTATAGCGGGTACTAGCGCTGTTCTTCTGACTTGATTACCTGCACCTATTCCTTTGCCGAAAGTTACGCGAAAAGTATTGTCCTCGTAGAAAGTATAGTAAGAGCCTTCATATCTTTCGGATGTTACTTTATCTCCTGTGTATGAGTTACTACTTAAGAATATCGTACCTGCGTCCCCTAACCCTATACTATTTATGTTAAGTACTTTGTTCATAGCGGGAGTAGTTGGACCGTCCGTGATTCTAAATACGTACTTGAACTCGTTGTCTTTTCTGGGGGTAAAGGATTCATTACGCATTAAGTCTTCGTAATACACGAAAAAATTAGTGAGATTTGTTTTATCATACCCTATTGCGGTATTGTCTACATTATCCACTATCGTTTTTTCGTAAGGAAGTGAGCTTAAATTGGAGGACAAACTTGAATTACTTACAATATCCCACCCATTAAAAACGGAGGTGGCTGCTTGATGTGCTGCTACAAAAGCCGTAGAACTTAGGTTTAGCCTGCTTCCTATAAGCTCAAACTCTTTAAAAAATGCATCTCCTTCTGTTGCGGAAAGAGTTACAGTCATAGTTAAATTATTATCCTCATCACAATAATTTTGAAGAAGAGGAGTCATTCTTAGTAATTTAGATTTTTTATTAAACCCGGTCTTTGTTCCTGACAAGCTTACATAAGACGAAGTATCATTCCACTCGTTGGATACACTATCCCAGTACAAATCTTTGAGCGGGGACTTAGATACTTTAAAGAAAGCATTTAAATGTCCGACATTTGGTGAGTTTTCTATGTTGCAAGGGCTTATGGTACTGTCGTATGCGTCCCACGTCTGTATCCCTAACTTGTAATTTTTACCAAGAGAAAAAGTGCCAGATGCTGAAATACTTGAAAGGTTATCTATCGCTACACACGCATGAGATACGGGATAAGACTCTTTACTCCATGCTCTTGATAAAGGGCTCATAACTTTTCCGGTCGAAGTCTCAAGTATAAACGAAGAAAAGTTTAATTGTTGCGCGGCGTCGTACTTGTAGCTATTTAATATGTTGTCTGAAGCTATGAGGGATGTTCTAATTTCGTATGGTTGGGTATTTGTGGCGCTAACATCCGCACGTTGGTAATAGGCTCTATTGGGATAAATACCACTGAAGGACTGAACAAGCATAGTTTGAGTGTCCCAGTCATCAGGGTCGGGGGTGCCTCCATGTCCGTTCTTAAAGACTTGTAACCCTCCGGATACTTCTCCGCGACTTACATAATCACCGGATACTAAAGTTCCGTATTTCCACCCTTCCATAAATCCTAGGGTAGGTTCTGTGATATAAGTTTCATAAACATCGTCCGTGGCACTAGCGTAAAAAGAAAGGGTTAAGCTTAACTTATTACTTAGCTTACCGCTCGGAAGATTAAAAATAAAAGAACTTAGCTTTGGACTTGATGTTGCTAGGTTCCATGAACCATCGAATGCATACGAGATACTATTAGTAGAACTCCAAGTACAGCTATTAAAATCATATACTTCGCCAGTACTTTCATCCTTTAAAGTTACAATAGTCTGAGTACTGTGATTAGCAGAAGTATCAAAATGTTGATATTCTAAAACCCCTATTGGATTTAGAAGTGCATCTTCTTCCACAAAAGGAGAGAAGTCACTCTTAGGAATAAGAGTAGTCTGCTTTATGTGAACTGCTCCTGAAGTGTCCGGATTGGCTGAAGTGGCAAAACTTCTAATATGAAGTAGGTTACTAGAGCTTGCCTCTGTACTAGAGAATGCATTAGAAGACGCTGGTACAACGGCTATAGACCCGTAATTTCCATTAGAGGAAAACTCAGCGGATGATACGAAATACCTTAATGTTGAGGAAGTGTCCCAGTACGGAACTTCGTAAAGACCTAATATTTCATTAAATACACTTCCCGATAAACTTAAATCTAATTTAGGACCAGCAAACCCAGGGTTCCTCAATTTGTTAGATATGGAGGAAAAGTTATGGTTATAAAGTAGTGCGCTTGTAGGACTTCCTGTATTGTAGTAATAATTATCTTTAAAGTTAGTCCCAATTAGTTTATTATTAGCAGGATAGGGCAGGAGATGGTGTCCTGTAGTCTCATCTAAGCTAGACAATACTGATGATGGGGAAGATGGAGTAGTAAAATTTGTTGTGTACCCGGAAACACCATCCCAAGCATTTTCATTTAAAAATCTACCTCTTTGGGGACCTAAAGACCATGCCTTAATTCCGAATGCAGAGGCTGCGTAGTACGCTGATAAATCTCCGGAAAGCGCAGAAGGCGAAGGGAAATAACTCATTACGTCAGCAAAATATTCTTTCATTCCGTCAACAATCATATTGTTTTCAGAGTGAATCAACTCTTCAGAGTTGTTGTACGTCTTATATATTTTTACTTCGCCAATCATAATTAATCCTCTACCGAGAACTCGGTTACCGTACTATTAGTTACCCCGGACAAATCGCCTCCCAAGGTTTCTAGATAAACTCCTCTAGAACCTCCCGAAGTTTCAAAGGTTGATTCTGATAAAGTTTTATTTCTAGAGTAATAATTATCCGTCCCTAAAGTTGTCCAGTACTGAAAAACATCATGTAATTCATATTTACCTAACTCACTTATTAAAGAATGTAATCCAATATCTTGAATGGAAATATTGTTAATAATTATAGCACCATTATTTTTTTCTTTTGCTGTCAATATTACATAATAATCAGTACTTGAAGTGTGTATATTCCAGTTATGATAAGGAGATTTTGTATCACATGGATGGTTATTAGTTATAGTTTTAATCGTGTGAAAATCAACAGACTTTATTGTTGCGTTATTAGTTCTAAGTATAGGAACATCCGTTAAAAACTTTTCATGTTTATAGTAAGGTTCCCATACATCATCTTTAAAGTTAAAACCCCATCTGTATTCTGAAGAACTTACAGGACCTGTGATTATCTTAACTTGTATTTTTGCGTCAGTTAAGCTTTTTATCTTTGCACATAAATCTAACCTGAGATTAGTATTAGAAAGAAACCCTTTCTGTAGAGGTTGTGTCGCAGAAGATTCAAAAGGGATTATTACTCTTATAGGTTTCTTATCCCTATTGTACATAGCAATAGATTCTTTTTTAGTGGTTCCATAGGAACATAAAGGGTTGCTTACTACACAAAAACTTTTAGAGGACTCGTAGGGTTGCTCGAATCGTATTCCTGATAGTATCTCAGATGTAATTTTCGAAGGTTCCCCGTCTTCAGTTGTTGTTATGGTCGGTCTGGTGGTGGAGAAGTACGGGGACTTTAGTTCGGTTATACTCTTGTCGTAGGCTATAAACTCCTGTCCTAAAGCATCACTTCCCCCTACGATAGAAGAAAATTGAAGACCATTAATATGTCCGAAAGGAGTACCTGAGAGAGGTATGGCTCCCGCATAGCCCGATGCATATGAGTAAATACCCCCTTCGTATTTAAAATCATGATTAAACATTCCAGGTCCGTATGCGTAGGAAGCAAAATTATACCCCCCATAAAAAGGTCTTGCACCGTCGATATAGTTTCTATACAAGCCATTGAACGTATCGTTTAAGATATTATAGGCTTTTGTATAAGAGCTTCCCCACTCAAAGTTCTCAAGCTTATTGTCTTCAAAAGTAGCCGAGGTGCCATACCTCATAATCTCAACTTTTATCATAGCCTTTAACACGTCATCCGTATTATTACGATATCTTAACCAAGAAGAGCACGCAAAATCGGTTTCGGGGACGCCCCTTACTGGGTAAGTGCTTGAAGTCTCAATACCGCTAATCGTGCAAGTGTCGTAATTACAGTCACCCTTGTCGAAATACCATGTTCTGTCAGAGTCCCATATCGAAGAAGACATGTCCACATATCCTTGATACTCATAATCAAAGCCTTTTAAAATATATTCCCATGTATTCAAGTAAGGCGTTGCGCTTAAATCGGGAGCGGAGCCGGATGTGGAATATTTAAAATGATTTAAAGCGTTAGGGTGCGCTTTGCCTTCCCTGGTTAAAGGATACTGTGGGAGGGCGTATCTATGCCCTCTTCTTCGTCCTGTATTTCTGTACAGATTGGTAGCTGTTGTGGACCAGAAGTCCCCTCCTGATACAGGCAATTCTCTCCCATCGGGATTAATATACGTACCGGATATGTTTCCGGTTCCACTCCCTCCAAGAAAAGCTCTTCCGTTGTAAGATTTAAAGAACCCTGTATTATACTCATCGATAATATTAGAGGCTCTAGCACACATAGTGCCTGTTACACAATGGTCATCCTCTAAAAATAAATCTATAATAATTTTAGGCGTTACGTGCAGGGGTATAAACTTAGCCAAAACTTTTCTAAAAGAGTTTAAGGCGGCGCCCGATTTGGTAGAATCATAATCCTCTGCGAACCAGTCAAACCCCGAAGCGTCCAGAATTGTAAATACATGGGATGACCTAGTACTCCAGTAATCAAATAAGTTGGTGTGGGATTTGTCGTTATCGACAAATAAGTCTACAATGCTTGCCTGGTTTGGAGGAAGGGCGTGTCCTGATGTGAAAAATCTGAATTCATTGTTGAGACCGTATTGTGGTATAGAGCTTAAAGTAGCACTAGAAAGGTCTAATGCTTTCCTTGCTGTTTCTTTGAATTCTGTTACGCTGCTCGCGGGAACTTCGAATCCATAATCTTGACGAGTTCCTGATAGTATATTTCCTAGGTAATCTATAATTTCTTCCGTAAACCTAGTTTCTTTGTAGAATCCATACTTCTCCCACGGAGGAACTGCTATTTCTCTACCTCTATGGTTAAAGCTTCCAGAAAGTCCTTGGCATGTTATAAAATCAGACTCTTTAAAATTTACCCCTTTCCACTTAATATTGCCAAAGGTATTATGCATATTCTCTAATATAAAATCAACCATAAATCTTATATTAGTATCAAAGTCTCCAGTAGTATTCCAAGTAAGGTCCCCGGTTAAAGGATGTCCGAATACCTTTGTAGGGTTCCAAATGTCTGTATCTAATCCCTCAAATCTATTTCTCTCCAAAAATGAATCTGTTTTAAGGAGATAGTAAAGCATATTGGGAATATAATGCTCCCAACACTCAACTATATCATTTTTGGAAAATAAACCTGTTGGGAATATAAGTTTTAAAACTGCCTCAAGTCCTAACACACTACCTTTGGTTTTATAAGCTATTACGGCATCTCTTAACTGGGCTCTCCATCTATAAATGTCGCCGGTAATAAACTCCCATCCTATGTAATATCCTAGAAATTCAAGAAATTGTTCCGGGCAGGTATCAATATCCAATAACTGAGATATGTCTTCTACGATATTGTCGTAATCCGCTAAACCCAAACTAACAGCTTTTAGAAATCTTTGAAAAGGTCCCGCGTCTCTCAACTTTTCCGGGAATATTTCTGAAGTTATAACTGCGTCTAGTGCAGAATCTACAAAGTCCGGGTCCTTATTTGAATCAGATAACCACGTATTAATATGAATATTAATTAATGATAATACATCGTTATCAAAAGTTCCTGATGCCGAAAAAACATTACTATCTAAATCTAAAAAAGAGGGAGGGAAAAAGTTTTTTATATAAGGGTCATCTTTATTCTCCCAAAACCATTTAAACAATAGTTCAATCCCGTTAACAGCTTTAAGAGGTACGCCGTAGTGTATTTTTTCAGATATTGCTGAAGATATTAAAGAGCTACCATCTACTGAATATACTGACGAGGAGTTTAGCGCGTAATAAAGACCTAAGTTATCTAATAAGTAATCATGAGTAGCGGAGACACTTGAATATGAAGAGCCCATTGCCGATAATACGCTGTAGAATCCTGATGGGTTGTTTAGAGTGGTGTCTGGTAGGAGGGTCGCGCTAACCCAGGACGTTAGTTCGTCTTGGGTTTTAAAGTCTACTAACTTTTTATTGTAAGGACCTAATATAAAAGTTTCAAATCTTTTAGATGTACAGTCGCTTGTTTTATAGTTAGGAGAAAAGAACCTAGAGAACGATGACGCTGTTTCTCCAGAAACATCCATATAATTAGAATGCTCTAAAGATGCTCTTAATATTCTACCTAAAAAAGAATAAGAAATATCCTCGGATTCTCCGTATTCTTTATAATCAATAATTCTATACAGTTCAGGAACTATAGTCTGAACTACATCAATATAATTATATTTGGTAAAATTTTTCTTTGTCGCCATTACACTATTTGTATATTAAGTTCGAAGTTGTTTAGTTGCGCAATCTCATTAAAGTTATTAAAAATATCTGAAGAGTAATTTTCTACTTTAAAAAATCTGACTGCGGAATCTTCTAAAACGTAATTAGTTAAGTCTGCGAACTTAACGGGTGTGCCAAAATCCATATTTGTAATACTAAAGAAGTCTTGAATTCTAGTAGACACCCTTCCTTGGATATCTTGAGAATTTAGTTTTCTATCTCTATCAATATAAACTGTGCAAACCAAATCTAAGGTTCTCACTAACCCGTCTACAATAGTAAGTTCGTCTGTAAGCATTCGATACTTATTCAAATGCTCTAATAGTCCATTTTTAAATGTGTAATTAGAACGCTCTAATTGATTATTTGATGCTTTGGTTAATAGGTAAATATCTATCATATTTCCTGCTCCGCCATTATCCCTTAAAACGGATAAGGCTTTACCTGTCTGACCTTGGTCGGTGATGTATCTATTCGCGAAGGAGGTATAATCTTCTCCTGTTACACATCTGTATTGGGCGGCAAACCATTGAGGACCAAACCTCTTTGCTAGGTCGGGGGATTCTGCATTAAACCCTCCCGTGCCTGCGGTGGTGTTTTTCATAGTGCAAGATATATCTTCCGAGGAAAACGCAGGGTCATCAGTGCTTCCAGTTATAGTAGACTGAATAAAATCTTTTGGTACATCTCCCCGTTCTCCTCCTCCTGTTCTAAATTGAACAGTGTACGGAGCCCCCATTACGGGAGATGCAGCTCTTACCCCATCTCCAAAATATAAATCTACAGAGTAATCATCTCTATAACGCTTCTCGAAAACTTTATGGTCAGAGCCAGAAGCAAAAAACAAGCTATCAATTTCATACCACATACCATCAGTAGAAGATACAGACATAGCCCCCTCAACAATAGATGGGAAGGGCACATAAATAGTTTGAGCTGTAGGAATATTGGAAAAATTTCCCGTATGTTCTTGAAGCATCCCTTCTAAAAATACTAAGGGGAACGTAATACCAGCACTTGCTGCAGAATCAGACTTTCCCAATTCAAGAGTTGCTTGGCTGAAATCTATATTGCCATTTGAATCTACTTTATATGCGGTATAACTAAGAGGTAGTCCGTCCCTTGTGCTAGTTGTGTTTACGGTTCTTTGACCTGAAGGTATTGTAAGTATATAAGACCCACTAACAGCTTGCGCCGTATCCTGCAAAACTAAGGAGCACGAAGCTTTGCTAGAGTTTGGACCTTTTAAGGTAACTCCAATTAACTCTAAAAGTTTTCTAATACTATTATTACTTTGTGCTGTAGGAAGGTACATTTCCTGCGCAATAGCATCGGCTTTATAAGATAGAACTGAGCCCATATAAGCTACAAGTTCTAAAAGCATCATACCTAAATCAGACTCCGAAAAAGAATTATAATCTTCAGGGTAAACAGCCTTTACATAATTAACAAGATTCTCTTTTATTTCCGCAAAATCTTGAGAAGAATAATTAATTAAAGTCTTTTTTACAGCATCGGGAATAGTTCCTAGCCTGTAAAAATCAGACTCTACTTGACCATCGAAGGCGGTACTGTTAAATAGAGTGTCGAATGCTGGATTGGGGATGTAGTCAGTCATTATAATATAGTGGCGGTTTTATCCGTTATGGTTAGTCCAAACCTGTGGTTTCTCTTAATATCTTCTTTTATAGAAAATAACATGAGTACAGTAAGTGAGGAAGATTTGTCCGTTGCTTTTACGGACAACTTATTAATAATAATTTCAGGCATATACTTATTAACAGCATCTTGAACTTGAGACTCCAATCGTGAAGTAGTTCCAGCGTCTAAAGGCTCGAAAACTAGCTCCCTGGCGTCCGTTCCAAAATCAGGCATCATAGCCCTCTCTCCTCTTCTAGTTAAGAGTAGTTGGATAAGACCTGCGCGAACATTAAGAATATCGTACGAAGCGCTGAATAAGCCTCCCGTATTTGTACTCTTTACAGGGAAATCAGCGCCCATGAGACGAGTTTGATTTTCATCTATAGTTTTAAATGCGAAATTACCGTAAGTGGACATTATAGAATTCTAGGGGGGTTGGTGGTGATATTCTTAAAATAAGCTTGTTGGGCTTTATAGTTAACTAAAGCCTCGTCTGTATTTAGGGGTGCAGTGTATATTTTAAAACTTCCTACGAATCCTTCAAGACCGCTTCTGGGTATTTTATAATTGCTAACAAACTTTGTTACGCTGTACCCGGCTAGTCCTGGTATTGAAGAGGTGTTAGTGTGTTGTCCAATAATACCTCCCTTGTTAGAGGTGAAACTTTGGTTGTAGTAACCTTCATTAGTGTTAGCGCCTAAGAAACCAGCAGGTGTTTTAGATATTTGAGAAGCTTCGTATATATTATCAGTCCAGCCTCCTCCAATAACCCAAGGGGTAAATACAGGAAAGCTAGGGTACTTATCCTTATCGTATAATTTTTCTCCCCATTGCCCTGTAGCATCTTGATAACTTGTCAAAGACATTCTACCGGGAAGATTTAATGGCGAATTTTCAGAAGTGCCAAACGCAGTGGAGGCTACTGCGGATGCGAGGAATTCGCCATCCAGCGTAATTGAAAGAACATCAGAAGCCACGTTATGAGAAATATTGTAATGAGTAAATTCAGTATTAGAATTTGCTATATTCTTCCCGCTTACCGTAGAGGTATCCAAGCCTACAACCAAACCTCTTTCCATGTAACAAGAAGAGAGAGCTCCGGGTCCAGATACTTCTGAACCTATAACAGCGCTTTTACCCCATCTAGAGTCGTCTGATGGTTCAGTTCCTAGCACAACGAATTCAAGCCCACTTGGGTCGGTGCCGGGGTATCCTCTATCTCTGAACCCTACCATCATACCTCTAGTAGGGACTGCAGAGTCCCCATTATTTTCATTAGAGATAATAAGTTTATACCTATGGTCATAAGTTAATGTAGAACTTAAGTTAGGGGTATATGTCCAAAAATCAAAAGACCATCCAGATTCAGAATACATTAAATTGTCTAAACGGTCTGATGGGGGATATACTTCATTATTTCGTATGTTGGAAGGTAGTCTAACATATGAACCCTCTGGAATATTGGTGTACCGCGTACCATATTTCTTCCCAGCGTTTACTAGAGTACCGTTTAAATATGGAATGGATAGTCCTGAAACAAATACAGAACTAGCTGTTCCTACTAATTTGGCGTTTAGAGCTGTAGATGTTTCGGCGTGATTTCGAACCAGGTATTCGTGGTCGGAGGCAGTGACCGTAGCTAAAGGGTCTAAGAAGTTATAGGAGCAGAGTAAGTTGGAAGTTACTACTTCATCATCTAGATTTCTTAAGGCGGGGGTTGTGGAGGATAGGTAGTTATCCCCAGAAGCGTCTACCCATTTATTCTCTCCCATAGAATTTATGGCAAATTCCGGGATTACGGAAATCCCTTTTACAGGCTCAGAAAGATATGTTGGAGGATAAGGATTTACTACATCATCTAAATCAGAAGACATTAAGGTAAACCTTTTTTGAACATCCACGGAAGGAATCAAAGCGGATGTTTTTAAATATGAAAAATCATTTACAGGAATTCTATCAATAAAAATAATCTTTTTAACATTATTAATATTAAAACCGTCTGATAAGGTAGAACCTAGTCTTGAGGTATCGGAGCCGGGTTGGGTGTATACTGTCTCCCCAACCTCGTCCGCCCCACACACCGGGCTCTCGCCAATTTTTGTCACAGAACTTATTTCAAAGAAGTTACCTGGACCCATGGCATGAGTATCGTCTGTTATATCGTAAGGTCCGAAGAGAGCGGCTAACTGTAACTGCTTCTCGCGGACTTTTATTTTACTATCATATGCGTATGATACAGAAGCATAAGCTTCTTGATAATTTTTAACCATTGCTGAGGACGCGTCATACCCACTTACGGTTATTAAATCTGATATAGTTCCTGAGACATCTTGTATTTGAAGAGCTCGGTCTTGTTTATAGGAATTTAATATATCATCATAAAAGAAAAACATTTCTATTTTAGAGTTAGATTCTTTAAACGAGTCACTAAAAATCGTATCAGAAAACTTATCGTATTGCTCGTCTGAATACGCAACACCTCTACCCCCTCTGTTGGGACCAAAGTGAAGTTTCCAATAATTAGAAGTTATCCTTTTAGTGTATATGGTAGGTATACCCCCTGAGCGAGAATCGTAGTAAATACCATCTTCAGATAATACGAAACGATTTGTCGTGGCGAGTGGGGGTCCATAAACTAAATCAAAAATCGGTGCTTCGTCCTCTACAGTAGCCTGCTTGAATAACTGAGCTCGAACAGCGGCTACAGCGGCTTTGTTTTCAGTAAAAGGTTTTACTAGATTATCCTGTACGAACTTATCATAATTCTCAGTATCTGTATTTACCGCTTGTTGCATAACTTCCCCCAAGGTTGCCCTTTCATCTTCGCTTAAATTTTGGGATAAATCAGATAGAATAGTATCAAAAGCTGCCTCTAGCCCTGCTGTGTTTAAAATAGGCTCAGGTAATTCTCCAGCTGCTCGCTTCTCTATAACATTATTAATATCATCTTGAGTTGACTTCGTGGCTGCTAGGGCGGTGGACGTGGATGCTATAGACCCTGCTAATTCACCAAGTTGGCTAATCAGGCTTATAGCGGTGCTAATCGTGTCTAGATTGTAATCTTCTATAAACCCTTTAACATCTTCCACTAAACCTTCGATGGCGCCCTCATCTGTTTCGGTCCCTTCGGGTAAACTTTCAGGGTCATAGGCATCTTGCCCGCCATCAGACAATGTTTTAGCTAAGTTTGCTGTAGCGGCTGCGCCTCCTGCGGAGTCGGCAGCTAAGTTTTCAGTCGCTTTCCTTTCCTTCATTTCCACGGTCTGTCTCCCGTTAACAGTATTAGTATAGCTAACCTGTTTTGACAGACGAGCTTCTCTCGTTTGTAAAGTGCTCAATCGTGCTTCTAACGCAGTTTGCAAGGCTGCTTGTAGATTAGAAAGGCTGACTAGCGATTCGCTAGGCATTAAGTTCATTGAGTTTTCTGAGATTGGCATTATACTGTACTGAAATGAGATTGGAATGATATTGAAGGCATTCCACAAGGGACACACATATCCCCGGCTTTAACGACTGGGAGTCCATGGATATATACCTTTGCTGAGCCGAGAGATATGTTTGGCACGCAGCAGATAGGTGCGCACGGTACGGGAGCGCAACATGCGGGTATTACTGGAGGGATTGTTATACTTCCCGTCGTCGCTATCTCTAAGCCTCTATGAAACGCTGTTTTCTGAGGGACCGATACTAAAGTACCCGCGAGCAGATGAAGGTCGTATTTTCTTACTACAAGGCTCATATTATATCCACCCTCGGTGCTTGTATAATTATCATAGAATTAGATGATAGAACCATAGGTCCATTTGAATGAAGACTCATAGGTCCTCCAGCGGTAATATCCATCCTTGCGTCTGACGACATGGACAAGAAAGAAGAAGTGGTAATGGCGATAGAGCCTGTGCTGTGTAGGGAAGTGTCCCCGTCTACTGTGCTAGTCCAATTTCCCCCTACGGACAACGTATAATCTTCCGCTATAGTAGTGATAGCATTAGCGTCAACGGTTATAGTATGGTCTATTTTAGTATACTGAGTAGTATTTCCCTCGTCACAAGACTCTAAAATATCTCCTGTTCTAGAGTATCTTGATATATTAAAATTAACATCTTGAAGATAATTCCCCTTTTCAGCCTTTCCGTTACCGTAGACCATGTCAAGCATATCCCCGTCAGCTTGATTCTCTCGGTAAATATCCCCAGAACCGTCTAGGACGGCAGTTGTATGAGAACCGGCTTTGGAGATGGATTCAATATCTCTGTTAGAGTAATCCCTAAGCTTATCTTCTCCTGTGAATATTTCTCTACGGTTAGGGTCATCTGCTTTATCATCTTGAATAAAAATACCGTCTTGGTGTCCATCATCAAAGCGCATCATCTTATTACCCGCAGTGGTTAATTCTATTGCGTCCTCATTCCTTTGTTCAGTAACTTTGTGTGCCATCTTGAATCTATGACCAGTTTTAGACTTTAAAAGAAAATTATCATTATGACCATCATCCGTAAAAAGATTTGTATTTTCTGGTATAGGATTAATAAAAGCCTCTCCAGGCTTCCTGCCCTCATAGTCTACTTGATTCCTGGCGATGCTTTCGGCGTTGAGTTGGTCTACTTCCGTATGGGTGTCCGGGAATTGAGGCTGTGTTGGGTCGTAAACACACGCGAACCAAATATAATCAAAAGGTATTTCCTGAGTCTTGACAAAATCAACGTATAAAACCAAAGCCCCTTTAGAAGGAGTGTAAACCATTCCATACCCAGCGCCTCCAAAAGGAGACGCAAACGTTGCGTTTATACTATCCTTTTGAGAACCGTAAGGCATAATCTCCAAAGTATTTTGGTTATACTTATTTTTTGTTCCTTGTACGATACCTAAGTTAATTTTCATCTTCCCGCACCTCCGTTCTCACCTGCTTTAGCCGCTCTAATCCTTTCATTTTCTCCTATCAATGCTGCTCTTTCAAAATTAGCCAGGCTCTCTTGTCTTTGAAAGGACGACACGTATAAGGTAAGATTTGTTACATACCCTCCATTGGTTGAAATATCATGAGATATCTGATTTATTTTATAATACCCACTAGCCCAATGTAAAGTACCTAAATCTCTTGGGTTGTTAATTCTAAGGTAGACTATCCTATTATCTACCTCAGACATATGCCTATTCATTTCAGGAATACCCAAAACAGTTAATTTGATATTTGAAAGTACATTTCTTAACTGCCTATACCCCGCTAATTTAGCTATCATTGCTTTTACCCCACCGTTTGTCATAGGATTAATGTCCCATGTTTGAGGTACTAAAACCTTGAAGGGTGTTATTTGAGAAGTTCCTATTTTATTCTCTTCGGTTCCTCCTATAAAATAATCTATAGGCTTTTCGGAGAATTCAGCTGGTCCGAAGTATAGGTCTTTAAGAAACGCCGTGTCGGTATCTTCGATGCCGGAAGAGTTTGCAGCCAGTCCGGGAGATAAAAAGCCTAAGTTATCTTTAAGAAATTCTAAATGATTTTTGTAAACTTCGGACATGTCTCCTCCAGTAGCATTCTTAGCTTGGTTAAACTTAGAAGGGTCAGTACAATAATTTGCCACAGAGTTAAAAATCATTGTTATAGCTCGGTCTGAAAAGGCTATATTACCTTCAGATACTACAAAACCGTGAGTGTTGTCTAGGATTCTAATTGCTTCTTCGTCTATATTTGTAGTAGTATCGCTATTTTGCCCTAGAACATATAACATAGATTCCGTTATCTGACCTATATTATGGGAAAAGTTACTAGAATGGAGCTTAACAAGATTAAAGGCTTTCCTTAGTACTTCAGGCTGTACATGAAGTAAATAGTTTAACTGACCACTGTTGAAGTTAAGTGAGATAGCTTTTACTGTGGAATCTTTTCTTTTTTGGAATCCGTAACTTAACTGTATAGGAAGAGTTTTACCTACCCCCTTATCCATAGACGATAGCTCCAAATCAAAACTTCTTATAGGAAGAGGGGGAATGGCTTTCGTATTAAAGAGGGGATTAGCTTTGGGCATAATGTAAATAACTCCAAACAAATTTTTCAATTTTTCAACAGTCATAAAATCGCCCCGGTCAGCTAAATAGGAAATGTAATCATCATCTGTTTCTAGATAACCAGTGTCTTCTGTCTCTATTCTTAGCCCGACGCCCTCGGTGGTTCCCGCAAGGCTCCATAAAGAACCACATAGATTTCTCAATAAAGGAGAAAGATACTGCATTTCAAAGTCAGTTTGAATATATCCTGAAGACTTAACTGTACCCCCTTGATTGTTAGAAGTGGATTGGTCTTTAGTGTTAAAGTCACCTGGTTTACTAGTTTCAGGCTCGGTTCCCATTTCCTCTTTTGCTTTGGAATTTGTATCTACCGCAGCTGCTTTTCTTCCGTCAAGTAT